TCATATTTATCACAAATAGAGATGACCATTCCAACATTCACTGAGTTCTCAGTCATTGATCCTGGTTGCAATGTCACAACCATCAATGGATATTTCACTGAGTCCCTGGAGACAGCATCAAGATAATCACCTTGAAAGAATTCATTTATTTGCCGATGCTCTTGAGCTATTGTTTGTAGCTCTGACATTAGCTGGTTGAGAGTTTTTTCCATTGAGATATTCTTTGAGTTTTGCTATTTGTTTTTTAGATATCTTGATTTCTTTCATATGTTCCAGTTGATTGGCCTATATCCAGTTCTGTCTTTTTTGACATTCTCATTACAAGTCAAGTCCTCACATCCCTCAATATATTCTGGATATTTTTGTCCCTGGTCATCCATAAGATATCCAATCAATCTCTCTTTGTAGAAAAAAGCATCCTTTCTCAATTGGTCTCTGAATGCAGATGTTTGGTTGTCATCATTGGCATTCAGATTCTCATCTTGCACTCTTCCAACTGATTTGTTGGTGAGCTTCTCATTGAGTAACAATGCACACCGATAATCAACAAAAGCAACCAGACAAGGGATCACATAATCATTCATCAATGTCAGATAGTCTGCTGTCCATATGCTTGACTCAACTCTATCAAGGAGTGCTTTATATAGTGGAGTTCCAAGAGCTGGTTGGACATACATATCCTGGCTTCTCTTGATTGCAACTGATAGGATCTTGCTGTCAGTGTTGTTGTGTATCAATCCCAATTTTTTGAGATTCTCAACTGATAAAAGGTAGTTCATGCTCATGCTCTTTTTATTACGATTTGTTGCACCCATTCATGTCGACACCAAGGTGTCTTTCTTTTAGTCTCTGGATTGTTGTACCATCCACCTTTGTAGATCCAGACATTTCTGTTGACTCTTCCAGATATGATGTTGATTTCATCTCTTGAATATATACGATTCAATCCCACCAAACGTGAACAGAATTCTCTTGACTGAGTTTTCACTGGAGGAATACCAGGGATCTCTCGATATGAATATCTGATCTCATATCTCTCTGCTGGGATATCCACTTGCTCAATGAGATTCTTTGCCAGATCAGTGACCTCTCCTTTGGTATATAGATCCCATTCAACCAATCTCTCAATTGACTTTGCAATCTCTTCAATTGGCTGTTGCAATGCCTCTGATATTGCAGTGGAATCCTCTCCTTGCTCCAATAACAATAGGACATTCTTGTCTATATCCTTGAGTCCAAGTTTTATCTCTCCAATGGTTGCAAAGATTTGATCTTGTTTTGTGAATACCTCCTCTGATGGAGTGTCCCAAGTGATTGGATATGATGCAATGACATCAAAGTCATCAGCATTCTCACCATACTCAGCAAAGCAATCAATCTCCTCATGCTTTGAAAACACCTCATTCACACACATCATTTGTGGTGAATTTGGCATCCCCACGATTTTCCTGGCTGTTACCTCATCAATGGTGGGGAATGATGCCAATACTATATTGAGAGCAGAATCTGGAGTCAAGATTCCCTCTTTTATACTTTGAACTACTTGAACAAGTGAAGCAATCTGAGCTCCATTGAGAGCTGATTTTGCCACATCCACATCTGGAGTTGCCATATCTGGTTGGTTTGGATCTGTTGTTTCTGCTGTTGGTTGTGGCAATCCTGGAACTGGAACTGTCTCACCAGCTGTGATTGGAGATACGTCTTTCAATTTAACACTTCCAACATATCCAGACAATTCAACCATATAGTTGAGCATCCATTCCAATCTCCTTTGTCTTGCATCAACGTAGGTCTTTTTAAATATCTCAAAGAGATCAGCACTCTCAGATGCATTGAATGATCCCTCTGGAGCAACACCGAACAATGATGGAGCAACCACTGAATGAGATACCAGGATATTCTGTTGCACTGATTTCTCAGTCATCAGATATCTTTTATCAAGGTCATTCCCACTCAACTGCTGAACAATGGGAGCTTTGTCTTTGTTGTCACTGAATGTGATCACTATCTCTCCAGCATCCTCAACAGATTGACTGCGACCTTTGACTTGTTGCTTGATTCTCTCAGCTTCCTCATATGTCTCAGGATATCCATCAGTGAATGATATCAATGTCCCACTCTTGAATGAATTTGCAATCTCATGCATATGATATCTGGAGATATCTGCATCGGTTTGGATGGCTGTTATCCCTCCATAATATGGTGGTTTTGGATATGCTCCTTTCTCTTTCTTAGATCTCTTGCTTGGATCTTTATAATATATGATAAACTTGCCCTCTTTATTTTGCATATCAAGAGCAGTGATTGTCCTTAAATTTGTTTTCTCTGGAGATTGTTGCATGGATGTCCAGTCATCTGAAAGATAGTATGTCAATCCATCCTCAGAGACTCTCACTGAATCAAGATCAATGTGTTCCCACACTGCGACTCTTGATCCATCTCTGTTCCATGTTCCCATGACGCAGAATCCTCCAAATAATTCATAGTCATATGACAACATCTCCACAATCTCATTCATGTCAAACTCTGAATATTTGTTTTCAATGAATGCAGTCATGTCTCCACTGGCTGATTCAAGTCCTCCTCCAGCAATATATGTCACTTTGTTTTTTATGATCCCCTGGTGCCAGGCACTCCCATTGTAGAGATCAACCAGAAAATAAGGATAGTCATTTTTCTTTCCCCATTTGATAAAATCGTACATCCGATCCCTTTCCTCATCTGGTTTTTGATAGTCTTTTTTAAATGACAAGGATGTCATCTTGATATTCTCACTCATATATATTAAAGTTTATTGTTTCATCATATACATTCGAGGGTGAATCTGTGACATATACATGAGCTCTCCCAAGTTCCACCAAACCACTTGAAAGATCTGGATCAAGATTTGAGTCAGATTCTTGTTGGTATATTCGGTAAACATAAAAGCCATCGTAAGGAAAGGTCACATCCACTCCATCAATGATTGTGAATTCATCATATCTCTCTGTATTGGTTGAGATATTTGTCAAGATACAATATATCTTGTCAAAACTTTGTTGATGCTCAAATTCAAATAGATACTGGGGATTCTGAATTGTTGTCAGTTCCTTGACTGTCACTATCAGATTGCTTGTCCCTCCTTTTTCGATTCTTAGCATTTTTAACAAGTTTTGGTTTTTCTTCTTTTTCAAAGATATCAGATATTCCAATGGCAAGATATAGATCCTCTTTGCCCTCTTCAATTATCATCCATCTTTTTAGCACTGGAGACCAGGCCTTATTCCCTAAATATTTAACAGCTATTTTCATAATGTAAATATACAAAAAAAGGGAGGGAAAAAATTCGCCCTCCCTCAAGTTCTAATTAGTGAGATATTAGATTGATGGAGATTGTTGAGTCAACAATGTAGCAATCACAGATGCACTAACATCAGGAACTTCATCATTCTCAAGTCCAGTCAAAACAATATCATGACCATTACGATCTGATTTCAATACTCCAGATCCATAGCTTGATCCATCAGCAACTTGCAATCCCTCTCCAGCTCCAAGAGCAACATATTCACCAGATGCCTTTTCAACCAAACACATCACTTCGTTTTGTGCCAAGAGATGAATTTCAGCTCTCAATTCTTTGGTATCTGATGCAAGGATCATTGTCAATGTTTGTTCATACCACAATGTTCCATTGTCCTTATTCACTCGGATGGGAGCTTCGTAGCTTGACAAATTGCTTTTTAGTTTGTATTGGAACACCTCTCCACTCACAGTCAATGCAGTGATTTCATTTGCAGTGATAGTGGATGCAGTGACATTTCCTAAAGGAAACAAGATCACACTCTTGATCCCTCCTTTGCCATTGGTACAAGTTCTGTCATTGTACCCAGTTGTCATATTACAGCTCACAATTCTTTGTTTTAAATGTTTAAAAATAGGGAGGAGAAATTCCCCTCCCTTGTTAATTTATCTTAGTTAGGTGAAGATGTACCATTCCAAACTCCGATTTGATTCAAGAAAGGAACTTGAACACCAGCTCTGAATTTAGAACGTAAATATAATACATCATCATCTTGAGAATACCACAACTCGAAGTTGTCAAAGTCACTTCTCAAGTCAGTTCCGAAAACAAACTCAGATGCTCTACCAGTGTAGATATTGTCAAGACCGTTCAATCCGTTAACTTTAACCACTCGCATATTTGTTCCAGGAACAATGATTTCATCCATTGTAGCAATGTTTGCTGGAGAGTAGTGGAAGAAGTTTTGATCAACTAAGTCTTTCATTAAGTAGTTGAAGTTCTCACGTCCAGTGAAACAAATTAAGTCTCCAGACTCAGCAATGTTTGATGGAGTGTTCTCAAAGCACTCATAAAATGTATCATAAGCATTTGATGCTGATATTGATGCTGTTCCAGATGCGTTCAAATCAACACAACCATTACCAGTTGTCAAGAAAGATCGGAATCCATTCATGAATGCCAAGTTTCCAGATCCAGTTGATTTGTTACCTTTCCAGATTAACTTGTCTAATTCATAAGAATGCAACTTCAATAAATAGTCAATGATTTGTTGCTCGAATGGAAGAGCTTTGTCCTCAGCCATTGCTCCAGGTCTAAGACCTAATTGAGTCCAGAATCCAGCAAGATCCTTGTTGCAAAATGATTTCATGAAACCTAAAGTCTCAACAGCAATTGCACGATCAGTGAATACAGTGTCTCCAGATGGAGTCATTGAACAATCACCAGCTTGGTATACAATTGAATCATCCAAAAGTTTGATCTCCTCAGATCCTTTGATACCTTCTTGGATGTTTATATATTGCAAAGTCTTTGCCTCAGTGACAGCTCTCACTGTCAATGCTTCTCTTTGCTCATCAACATATGATGCTAATCCAGATACATCATAAGCGAATTTTTCTTGAATAGTTCGTTTTAACGACATTTTATTTGTTTTTATTTTTTAGTAGAAATTGTTGTCTGGTTGTCAAGTTACCAACTTTGGAGAATTTTTCTCCCTCTCTTGCTTCAACAGATGGCTGAGCTTTGAAAGTCTCAAATTCACTTTTCAATGAACTCAACTCATTAACAAGATTTGCATTATTCTCAACCAATGACTTTGTCATTTCAGCAAGTCCATCTACAATGGCACTGAATGACTCCAATCTTGATGAGATAATTCTTTCAACATCCTCTGCACTCATTGACTCAGCAACTGGCTCAGCTTCTTGCTCATCTGATGTTGTCTCTGCTGGAGCTTCCTCTCTTGCATCAACAATCTCAGTGATCACTCCATTGGCATCAACCACAATACTCACTCCCTCAAGCTCACCACTCAATGTGTGTGTTCCCTCTGGAGCTGGTATCATTTCGCCATCAGCGACAACAGATACAGCTTGACCAACTTCAAGAGCTTCATATTCGATGACAGTTCCATCAGTCAAAGTTGCTTGATCAAATTTCATCTCTTCGTTCTCTTTTTTAGAGAATGACTCTTTCATCTCTGAAATTAAGTCTAAAACTTTTTTGAAATTCTGATTCATTTTTTTTGTTTTATTTATTATATATTATTGTTCTAAAATTCCGAGCTCTCTCAATTTTGACTCTGCCCATCGTTTCCCAGCTTTGCCACCCCAGAGAAGATATGAGATAGTTCCACAAGCTGATGAATCACTTGGATCATAGTACTCCTCAGCTCTTGAGAGATATGAATACATTCTTTGAATCACTGACAAGGAGAGATTCCCTCTCTTGCTGAGAGTGGTTGCTCTTAAACGGCCAACCCTGGTTGCACATTTATTGCCATTCTTTTGATTCAACTCAATACCTCTCTTTGCATTGTTGACAACAGCATCTGGATAATCATTGAAAAAAAGAACATACTCAGCAACCTTTTTCAGCTCAGTGTATATCTGGCCCATGAACTCCTCCTCCATTGTTGATCCAGTCTCAATGAGATTGAATATCCCCTCAATAGAGAATCCTTTGAATACTCCCTCCTTTGCACTCTGATAAACCTCTTTGTCAGTCACTTTGTAAGATACCAACCAGCTTCCATCATTGGCATCCTTGAATCTCTCAGGAGCTGTGAATCCTTTCTCTTTGTCAATGACATAAGACATGGTCATATATATTCCATCAACCACTCTCTCATCATCATGCTCAAGATTCACATTGTTGAAATTGTTTCTCCTGGCATAATCAAAGACAATATCCTTGATGGCTTTCTTTTTAAAGATCACATAATACTCC